CCTCTACGCTACCGACCTTACGTTGACCATCAACAACAATGCGTCCGGCGCGAAGGCCATCGGCACCCTCGGTAACTTCGACATCAACGTTGGCGTGTTTGACGTCAGCGGTAGCGTGACTGCGTACTTCCAGGATGTGCGAGCTATCAATGCCGTGCGTAACAACGCCGACGTCAGCATGGATCTCGTTCTGGTGAAGAACAACATGGGCATCGTGTTCGACATCCCGCTGATGGCCCTTGGAAATGGTATGCTCAACGTTGAGCAGGACCAAGCCATCACTGTTCCGCTGGATACTATGGCGGCGCAGAGCTCCTTTGGACATACCCTCTTGTATGTCAACTTCCCTTACCTGCCGAATGCCGCGTAAGCGGTAACCCCTCAAGGAGTAACCATGAGCCTGTACAAGACGAACCGCACCGACCCTGAGAAAGAAAAGAATGGCGTCAAGCTGGAATACGGTGTCAACTCGAAGGGTGAGCCGATCACCTTCCTGGTAGCCCGCGAAGGCGGCCGAAACATCCAGTACCAGAAGGTTGCCGAGCAGATCTTCAAGCCGTACCGCCGCCAGCTCCAGCATGGTGTCATTGACCCGGAAGTGCTGGAGGGTCTGCTTGCGCAGGTTTACGCGAAGGCTGTGGTCAAAGATTGGTCGGGTGTTGAGGATGAGAATGACAACCCGCTTCCGTACAGCGAAGCCAATGTGGTCAAGCTCCTCACCGACCTGCCGGTCGTGTTTGATGCCATCAAGGAAGTCGCCCGCGACTACAATCAGTATCTGATGGAGTCGCTGGAAGCTGAAGCAAAAAACTGATCGAAGTCTTTACTTATTGGCTGGAGATAGGTAAAGACGAGAAAGTTCTTCTAGAAATCGCTCATCGGCAGAAAGGGCCGGTGAGCGATAGAATTCGAAATGCCCCAGAATTGCTTCCCGGCTTGCAATTCTATGTGGATGTGTTCAATACGCTGACCACAAGTCGGCCCATCTTCCAAGGCGGTATTGGATATATTCCATACAGTGAGATCTCTCAATTCTGCCGAGATGAGGGAATTGAGGGAGAGATGCGTGAGGACTTGCTTTTTCTCATTGGGGAACTTGATAAGTTCTACGTTGAGTGGCAGTCCAAAAACATCAAAAAGAAAATCGACTCTGAACTAGGTTCTGCAAAAGCCAGAACTGGGCCAACCAAGGGGAGAAGATAGAATATGGACTTCCTTGGGTTTAAGCGGCTCACCTTGGCTCGAAAGAAGAACCTCCCTGCAAACGTGGGGAAAGTTGTCCAGGACGTAGCTAAGGCGTTTCTGGTAACTGCTGCGGATCTAACGCCCGTGGATACGGGCGCTGCGATCTCCAATTGGCAAGTCGGTATCAATACCTCCCCGAAGGGCGTGCTCCCACCGCACGTCCCGGGGAGATTTCGTAGTACCGCTATCGAAAACCTCAATGCTACAATACGCGCAGGGCTATCTACTATCGATTCTGGTAAGCCCGGTGACGCATACCATATCGTGAACAACATCGAATATATCACCGACTTGGATTCTGGCACCTCCCGCCAAGCCCCAAGCGGAATGACGGCGTTGGCGAAACTGGTTGCAGGGCGAATTCCCGCGCGGGCTAAAGTGGTGAAGCCAAGATGACTGACGTTATCGACGTTGTCGTAAAAGAAAGTGGTAGCGCACAGGTCGTTGCTTCCTTCGACACTATTGCCGCTGCTGCTCAGCGGGCGCACACTTCTGTCAGTGCGCTGCAGAAGCTGCTCGGCAACGTTGGGCGCAGCACCGCCGCAGCGAATCGGCTTACGGCCCTTGGTGCCGCCGCGCAAGGGGCCACGGGCCATATTGGCAACCTCAACAGCGCACTGAACGCGCTCAACAATACTCGAGTTACTGCAAGCCTCAACAGCGCAAATCAGGCGCTTAAAGGAACCTCAACGCACGCTCGGAACGCTGCCACCGGTGTTCGTGACCTTCTGGGAGCCTTTATGGGCTTCCAAGCCATTCGAGGGGTTGTCAAATCGCTCGTAGACGCTCAGGTCACGATGCAGCGGATCCATTATGGTCTTTTGTCCGCGACAGGATCTGCTGCTGGTGCAGCCGCCCAATTCGAATATCTTCGCGAAAACGCTAACCGGCTTGGTCTTGATCTTCGTACCTCCGCCCAGGAATACACTCGACTTTCCGCGGCTGCAAACGCGATGAATGTTGAGGTCGAAGACCAACAGAAGCTCTATACCGCATTATCTCAGGCTTCGACTGTTCTTCACCTTGATGCGCAGCGTGTTCAGTTCGCGACGCTGGCCCTCACGCAGATGTTCTCTAAGGGCAAGATCCAGGCGGAAGAGCTTCGCCGTCAGCTCGGTGAAGCAATTCCCGGTGTCGTTCCGCGCTTCCAGAAGGCGGTAATGAGGGTTGTTCAAGGGACTGACCTCGCTAAGTATTCCTTCGAAGATCTGATGAAGCGGGGTTTGCTTGACACTAAGAAGTTCCTTCCGCAACTTATTGAAGCCCTTTCTGAAACTGGGCGGGGTTGGGAGGAGGCCTCGAAAGGTCTTAATGCTGAGCTCAACCGCCTCAAGACTGCATGGTTTGAGCTAAAGAATAGTTTGTCCGAAGGCATCTTTAACGATGCGATGATCGCGGTTGTGCGATTCCTGTCGAGCAACCTCAAGGAGCTCACCGGTATTGTTGCCGGTCTTGGAGTTGCAATCGCAACCGCTCTTGCGCCCGCTGCAATCATCAAGTTCATCGGTTACGTCAAGATGTTGGCGACTGCCGTGTGGGCTGCCGCTGGCCCGTGGGGCATTCTCATGGGTGTTGTGGCGGGTGTGATTGGATACATCACCACCATGCGTGATGAGATCAAGCTGGGTGTGGACGAAGTGACCACGCTTGGCGACATGATGCGTGCGGCTTGGAGTAACCTCGTTCCTGTTCTCCAGAGCGTTGGCGAATTTATCGACGAAACTCTTGGAGGGATCTTTAGAGCTATCACAGGCACCTTCAACGAACTGATCAACCGCGCTACGGGTTACGAGCATGAGAACGAGGCTCTGTGGCTTCGTGTCCTGCGCGTCATTGCCCGCATTTTTGACATGATCGGTGCTGTTATCCGAGGCACCTTCATGGGGGCTATAGCAGTCGTCAAAGGATTTGTTGATGCTTTCATCAACAACTTCCGTGCGGTTGGAAGTGTTGTTGATGCCATCAAATCTGGCGATATTGAAGGAATCAAAACCGCACTCAAGAGCAATCTTCAAGGGTATAAGGACGCTGCTCTCAATGCAGGTGAAGTGTTCGGCAAGGCTTTCCAGGCTGAGGTGCTTCGCCAGAGCAGCAGCGGCCTCGAAAGTGTTCTTGACAATTGGATTGCTGAAGCGCAGGCTATCGCTAAGAAGCGAACTGAGATCCCCGGTACCGATCCGCTCCCGCCGCCCCCGCCGCCCCCTGGAGGTGGCGATTCAGCATCGGCGAAGGGTGCAAAGGAACTTGAGAAGCTCAAGGAAGCCCTGAGCCGGGTCATCGCCAAGATTAGCCCTACTGAAGCAGCTACTCGGGAGCTTGCTGAGGCGCAGGAGGTCTTGAACAAGGCCACCGAAAAGGGCCTTATCACTCAGGAACGCAACAATTGGGTGATGGAACGTCTGAGGGACAAGTTCAAGGACGTGCTTGACCCAGTTGGCGCTCTTGTGGACAAGTACCGCGAGGAGCGGGAAGTCCTCCAGTATGTTGGAGACGAACAGGAAATCCAGAATATAATCCTGTCCCGCTATCTGGAACTGAAAAAGAAGAACTACGACATCACTCTTGAGTATGTTGAAAACGCACTTCGCCCGGAGATCGAAGCCACAATGGCGGCCACGCGGGCGAACCAAGCGTACAATCAAGTTCTTCAGCAGACTGTGTACGCGCAGCGTTCGCAAATCGAGATGTTGAAAGCGATTTCTGCGGCTAAGGCGAAGGGCGACATCACCGAGGGCCAAGCTGCCCAGCAGCTTATCGGAATCTTTGGTGAGGATGCTATGGCTGGCACGGCGGAGATGTATGCCGCCCAGCTCCAGCAGTATCAGGATTTCCTGGCGAAGGTCGATATGGCTCGTCAGCAGAACCTGATTAGTGAGCAGACTGCTAACGCACTTGCTCTCAAGTCTTGGGCAGATCTTCAGGCGGCCAAGCTGGCACCAGCCGAGGCGTTCTTTGGCTCGATGGCTCAGTTGATGCAGTCTAACAATGCCCAAGCCTTCAGAATCGGTCAGGCTGCTGCCATTGCCGAGACTACTATCAACACCTACAAGGCGGCAACTGCGGCTTATGCCGCGATGGCTGGGATCCCTGTGGTTGGGCCTGCCCTTGGTGCGGCTGCGGCTGCTGCGGCTGTGGTTGCAGGCATGGCGCAGATCAGCAAGATCCGGTCCCAGACCCCGCCGTCGTTCCGTACTGGCGGCTCAATTGTTGTTGGCGGTAGCGGTGGAATTGACAGCCAGCTTGTTCAGTTCAATGCTACGCCCGGAGAGATTGTTACCATCAATACTCCCGCGCAGGCCAACGCCATGCACAACATCGAGCAGCTTCTCCTCGAGGACCGTCAGCAGCGTGGCCGTGGTAACTTGACTCAGAACGTCACGATTGTCCAGCAGGGTAAGCCGAACAACAGGACGCCCGAACAGGAAGCTCGTGCGATGTTCAAGGCGGGTCGTAAGCTGGTCAAGCTGAGGAGCTAAAACATGGGACGTATCAACGCAGTACTGGATGAAGAAGTCGACTACGGCTTCGAAGGCGGTGGCGAGTACAAGACGACCGAGACAGAATCGGTTAACGGTTTCCGGGAAGCTAACAGCCAGTGGAAGTTCCCGAAGCATCGGTACACAGCTTCGTTCAGCAACATCAAGGAGGACGCTCGCGATTACTTCATTGAGGTGTTCCATGCGTGTCGAGGCAAGCGCCACTCGTTTTTGTTCAAGGACTGGAACGATTACGTAGCAGAGAACGAGCCGCTCAACGTCGAGGTTGGTACGGCTAATAAGGTGCAATTGTACAAGACCTACAAGTTCGGTCAGGCGTACACGATCCGCCCCATCTTTGCGGTCAAGGAGGGGACAGAAGTGTACGACGAGAACGGCAACCCCGTGCCGGGCACCCTCAACCTGCTGACCGGCGAGTTCACGCCTATCGGCGTGTGGGGCGAAGGCCCTTACACGTGGA